TATCCCACTTTAAAGAACTATAGGTATGAATATCTATTTCTTCGTTATTAGTAGGCCTGCTCATCTTAATAGCATTGTATACAGATCCACATACTGCGTCCGCCAAGTCTTTGGATCCCTTTCTTGGGTGGTCTACTCTGTCTCGCATAATCTTTAATTGCAAGAGTTCATCTACCAGTAATTGAATTCTTGGACCAGTCAGTCTATCTTCTGCAACAACCATTGCCATATCATCATAATGCTTCTTGGCAACCGACAAAGTTTGAGTATCAATGCCGTATTGTTTTAGTTGCTGCATCATATCGTGAGAGTTCCATCTGTCAAACGTACACACACGTATCTTAAATCCTTTAGTTCTTAATGATAATATATAATCTTTTACTTCCGTAAAGTCTACTGACTTGTCTTTTGTCGGAGTCCAGAATCTAACTACGTCAACTTCAACAATTGGTGCAGGCTGAGAATAGGTGTCGGTTACTTTTACGTTTACCCATTTTTGAACATGTGCCATTGATACTGCACAATGATCGTGTTTTTGCGCTAAGTCTACGTGTATAAAATATTCTTTATCTGGGTCTGGAGCAAACCAATCTTCGAATCTTCCGAAGTTGTCTACAGCCAAAGCCATGTTGCTAAATGCGTTTTCAATCTTTTCTCTTGACTTAAAGAATGCATCAATTGCTTCTGATGGCATGCAGGCAAATCTTCCTAGAGCGTCTGGAGCGTTCTTGTAAAATGCTACTTTAAAATCGTCAATCTTTCTTGTTGGGTTAATATCCCATGTTGGTCTACGCAGGGCATACATTCTTGGATACTTATAAGACAGGATGTGATCTTCTTCCCAATCTATATCAAACTCGTTTCCCTCTGTTCCGTCTGGGAGTAGGTCGTCTAATTTAAAATGATGGGTTCTAATTACAGTTTCTTTTTCTGCAACTACGTCATCGTATCTTTGTTGGATATAATCATTCTTATATCTTGGGAATGAAAGAAGAATAACCTTGCCATAATCTGGGAAACGAGAGTCTACTGAAGCCCTGTACATTTCATAAATTAAACTTCCTGTTTTAGCTTGCTCATGACCAGTTGTATTCTCTACACTAAAGCCAGATATTTCGTCTAGGATAACTACTATTACGTTGTATCCTTCCCAAGCCTCTCGTTCTGAGTGACCTGAGTGTACTGTAATATTTTTATTAAACTTTATTTCTGAAGCCTTTTCGCTGTATTTGCCAACAAACCAAGGGCACTTGTCTACTCTAGTTCTGAATCCTTTAAAGAAAACGTTGTTGGCCTGCTGTGCGTTAATAGCAATATTAATAATATCAATTGAGTCACCTGGAGGCTTTCCATAATAATTTGCTGGATCCTTTAAGCATAATAGTAAATATACTATATAGGCTACTGATATGGTGGAGCAGTAATCTTTGCCAGACCCTTTGCCTAATTGAGCAACTACTTCGTTAGCAGTTTGCTTAAACATTCTTGAGCCTTCTTCTTCACCAAATAACTTGATAAGAGTAGACTCTTTGTACACCTGAGAACTTTTTTCAATTAAGGTATACTGATACTCTGATAGGGGTGGTAGCCCTAAATAATCGGGGCTTGTGACAAATGTTCTTAAGTCTACTGGACGTTCATCAAACTCTTCACCATCTAGTATGTCAATTAGATCATCAAAATTAAGATCCACTGGTAACCTCCGCATCAATTATGACGGGCTCAACTATTCCAGTTATTTGAGAAAGACGTTTTGCAACCTCCATTTTACACTTAGGGCAAGTAGCCGTAACTTCTTTTAATATTTTTACAAGTATGTCTTGCTTTCTTTCAGTGTCTGCAATCTGTGTTGCCAGCTCTGCATTATCAAGCAGTCCGACTTCTTGTAACATGCCAATTCTTTTTCCTTCAATATCTGCAATGAGCTTTAGGGCGGTGGCTTTAACATTTAATTGTCCCTGAGTGTCAGCATCTTCTACGGTCTTCCACGCTTCTTTAATAAGCATTGCATAGTGACGGTCTGCTCCAGAGATAGCCTCTTTAGCCCTTTCACGGGCCGCTGTGTCGTTGTGAGCAACAGTTTTCCACTCATCTACCAACTCAACTACTTCGGCTCTCTTAAAGCCTGTGATGGCGGCAATTTGGGTAGGATTGTTCCCTTTAAGCAATTCTGACACAACAGTGTTCATGCGGTCAAAATGATGGGTTAATTCAATATCAGACATATATTAGAGTATACTCCTAGTCGACTAAAAAATCAACCTAGTTTCGCTATTTTATATAGCATTAAATATCCAATTAAATCATCAATATCATTATCTCCAGCGTATCCTTGGTTATTCTTAACTCTATTTAGTTTATCATCAATACGAACCTTTAATTGTTCTGTTGAATCCGCCGTTGAAAATATTCTTGCAGGTTCAAGGGCTGAGTTTCCATATGAGATATTCTTTTCAATTAGCATGTGTGCAATTTCATGGCATGCTGACCAAATCTTATTACCAGCTGGTGCACCCACTGATTTTAAATATAGATCACTACAGTTAAAATTTGACACATCTTCAAACACTGGTCGTAATTTCATTCCATCTCCTTGTATAATTGTTTAAGTCCTCTTAGCGTTCCAATATCCATATACTGTCCGCCTGGTCTTACCGCCTTAATATTAGAACCCCTAGATATCCATTCCTTTAATTGTTTTCCTGGATGATCTAATGTTGTATCTATGTATCTTATCATATTCTTTCGGAATAGCATAGTGCCCCACATATCTGGGTAATCACAATTATCTACCTTATCTTCTGAACCAATTACTTTATCGTGGGATACTAAAACTTGACCAACACGTCCCTTTAATGTTTCTCCGCATTCCCAAATTCCCAAAACAAGATCGGCATTGTTATCTTTAAATAAAGGCTTGTATATATTGCTTGGGGCATTTAAAATAAATGTATCTGGCATTCCCACAAGCACGGTGTCATTGTAATCTCCGACCATATATTTAACTGCATCTGACATAGTTGAGGGCTCACGAACCATTATTTTAACATTCATGTCCATATTTTGAATTATAGGGACCCATTCTGATCGTGTAGAAATTCTAACCTCATCACACACATCTAACATTTGCTCTACATGCCATTGAAGTAATGATCTTTCGTCTGATATAGGCAAGCAGAACTTAGGTATCCCTCCGATTCTGGATGCTTTCCCTGAAGCTGGCAATACTCCTATCGTAGCCATTCCTGTTCCCTTCTTCTAGATAATGACCAAGGCTTTGGATTTTCAAAGTTGCCATTTCTTTTATACTCATAATATTCTTGGTTATTCAAAAACGTTTCATGGTTTCTATTCTTAAGCTTATCATCGCTATTAATTGTTTGACTTCCAGACTCTGGTGCAGCCTGTATTGATGTTGAAGTTATTGTGTTTTCAGGACAAAATCTTGCAACTCTTTCATGAAAATCATTGTCCTCAAAGTAGATGGGATAGAAGTATTCGTCAAACAGACCCACCTGCTCTATTACATTTTCGCCAACAGAGAAGCACCCGTAAGCATCGTTTGTAAGTATTAGTTTATTTGGTCCGCTAACAATATCTATTTCTTGTAAGGCTGTCTCTCCCCAAGTAGTGTCTGCGGAAGCAAATAGCCAGTATTTAGAATCAGGGTAGCATTTTATGCCTAGGTTCCACGCAGCAGACAGCCCTAAGTTTGCTGGCATGTTAAGGACTTTAACATTTTCTTTCTGTGTTTTAAATTCTCCACCATTATCTATAATCAATATATTGTCAACTGGATAATTAATTGATTCTAGCATGGAGTCTAGTAGATCGTATCTATTTAATATTGGAACTATCAGTACTGGGATACTCATCTTTTTTTAATTAGTCCAAACTTGTCTAGGGCTCTCTGTATAGTCATAGCAGATACTTTACATTCTTCAGCAATTTCGGTTACGGTTTTCTTTTGGACAACATACCTTCTATACATCCATGTCTGGCTCTGATATAGTTTCATCGTTTCGTCAATACCTTATTGGCATAATGAGCAATCCCAAATGAATCTGCTACGTCAAAATCATCTAACTTAATCCCGTACTTGCTATTAAAATAATCTACTGTTCTTTGTTTACGCATATTACGTAGTTGAGTTTTATACCAGGAGTCTGCGTATCCTGGATTCTTTGCTCTTATGCCTGCCTTTTCATCCTTTGTTGGATTTTTATTTCCTATATATGCCTGCCAAGAACTGGGAGCTATAGTAATTACGCTGGATCCAGTTGCCATTAGTTCAGCAATAACTACTCCATAAACATAAGATAGTTTTATTACAGCATCAGGAGATCTAACAAGTATCGCTCCCTCTACTGCAATGTAATCGCTTTTTAATTCATCAAGCATTGCATGCATCTTAACCTTAGCATCATATATTTTTTCATAAATGTCTGCTCCGACAAGATCAACCTTACCCCACTTTAAAGGTATATCGTTCTGCATTAAACAAAAGGCAATAGAGTTTGTAGAGGCGTCTATACCTAATACTCTATTGGCTTTAGTCTTTATAAGGTCAGCTAATTTCATTTAACCTATCCAATATATTAGATCTTTTAGTTATATCTATCTTTTTCTGGCAGGAAGCGCATAAAGAAGTATCGTTATATCTACTTAGTTGATGCCCACACTTCTTACACCCACGAGCAGCGCCTTGTCTGATTGCTTTCTTTTCATAATACTTTTCCATAATTCTTCGATTTGTTGCCACTCTGCAAC